AGCCTTTTTTCATGCGCGCAGGTTTCAGGGGTGGGGGGTTAGGCGATGGGTGCAAGAGGGCCGCAGCCCAAGCCCAACGTGCTGAAGCTGATCTCAGGCAACCCTGGCAAGCGCCCGCTTAACCTTGCGGACGTCAACCCAGAGGTGGCGCTGCCCACAGCGCCGGCGCACCTGACAGCTGAGGCGCTGAAGGAGTGGAAGCGCGTAGGCGCTGAACTGACGGCGCTTGGCCTCGTGAGCCGCATCGACCGCGCGGCGCTGGCGCTGTACTGCCAGGCGTGGGGTCACATGGTGTTGCTTGAGCGCTCGCTGGCGGCCGACGTGAAACTGGACCTGTCCAAGGACGGCGACGGTAGCCGGGCCTTCTACTTCGTGACTGACAAGGGCTACCAGGCCCAGGCCGTCAAGGTGCAGTTGATCAACAGTCTGCGTGAGCAGGTGGCGCGCTACCTCAAGGCGTTTGGGATGGACCCGTCCAGCCGCAGCCGCGTGACAGCCAGCCCACAGGGCCAGCTGCCCGGAATGGAAGAGCCCACCGGCTGGGCCGCCTTCCGATGACATGGCCGACCGCATCCGCTATGCCGACGTTGCCACTGCATACGCTAGAGACGTGGTGGACGGGCGTGTGGTCGCTTGCAAGTGGGTCCAGCTCGCGTGCCAGCGCCAGCTTATGGACCTGGACCGTGCAGCAGCTGACCCGGCTTGGCCGTGGGTCTGGGATGTGCACTGCGCTGAAAGGCCGTGCATGTTCCTTGAGCTGCTGCCCCACATCAAAGGCAAGTGGGCGCGAGAGCGCCGCAAGCTGACGCTGGAACCCTGGCAGATGTTCATCGTGACTACCGTCTTCGGCTGGGTCCACCGCATCACCGGCATGCGCCGCTTCGTTGAAGCCTACATTGAAGTGGCCCGCAAAAACGCCAAGAGCACACTGACCGCTGGCCTGTGTCTGTTCATGCTGGGCGCTGACAACGAAGCAGGCGCCGAGGTCTACACCGCAGCCACCACACGCGACCAGGCGCGCATCGTGTTCGATGACGCCAAGCGCATGGCTGAGCGCGACCCCGAAATGCGCGCCATGCTGGGCCTTGAGGTGCTGCAGCATGCGGTCATCCAACCCGACACCGCCAGCAAGCTGGCACCGCTTGCCGCCGAAGGCAGCACGCTGGACGGGCTGAACGTCCACTTTGCCAGCATTGACGAACTGCACGCGCACAAGACGCGCGCCGTGTACGACGTGCTGGACACCGCGCGAGGTAGCCGGGAACAAAGCCTGCTCTGGAACATCACCACAGCCGGCAGCGACCGGGCTGGCATCTGCTACGAGCGCCGCACGCACATCACCAAGATCCTGGGCCGTCAGGTAGACGACGATCGGCAGTTCGGCATGATCTTTACGCTGGACGATGGCGACGACTGGCAAGACCCGGCCGTATGGCCCAAGGCCAACCCCAACTTCAACGTCAGCGTCTTCAGCGAGGTGCTGCACACCGCCTGCGCTAAGGCCCAGGCCATGCCCAGTGCGCAGGGCAACTTTCTCACCAAGCACCTCAACGTGTGGGTCAACGCGGCAACGGCGTGGATGGATATGCGCGCCTGGGACCGCCGGGCAGACCCCACGCTCACCGCAGAGCGCATCCGCCACCTGCCGACCTGGGTGCCTCTGGACCTGGCCAGCAAGGTGGACGTGGCCGCTGGTCCTTTGGTGGCTTACGACGAGCAAGCCGACCACTGGTATCTGGTGAGCAAGGGCCGTTTCTGGTTGCCTGAAGCCGCGGTGGAAGACGGCCGCAACAGCCAGTACGACGGCTGGGTACGCAGCGGTCACATTGTGGCCACGCCCGGCAACGTGACGGACTTTGACCTGATCGAGGACCAGCTGCGTGCTGACGCCGTTGCGCTGGCTGACCTGCGCGAAGTGCCATTCGACCCCTGGCAAGCCACGCAGCTGGCCAGCCACATGCTGGAGGAAGGCCTGCCCATGGTCGAGATACGCCAGACCGTGCAAAACATGAGCGAGCCCATGAAGACCCTGGAAGCGCTGGTGCTCACCGGCAAGCTCACCCACGACGGCTGCCCGGTGATGAGCTGGATGATCAGCAACGTGGTGGCGCACCGGGACGCCAAAGACAACGTATACCCGCGCAAAGAGCGCGACGAAAACAAGATTGACGGCCCCGTGGCTGTAATCATGGGCCTGGGCCGTGCACTGGTGGCCACCCAGGTGGACTACTACGCCGGCGGCGGTGAACTGGTGACGTTCTGATGGGCATCATGCAGACACTTGGCCGCCTGATCCCGGGGCGGCGCGCGTTCACCCTGGCCAATGCCAGCAACGGCGACGTGCAGATGCTGCTCGACGGCATGGGCGGCCAGCGCACATCAGCCGGCGTCAGCGTGTCGGCTGACAGCGCCATGCGGCTGTCAGCCGTGTCGGCCTGCGTGCGGCTGATTGCCGAGAGCATTGCCAGCTTGCCGCTGCACATCTACCGCCGCACCAGCGACAGCACCCGCGTGCGCGTGTCCGATGGCCAGGCCTACCGGCTGCTGCACTCAGAGCCCAACCGGCTGATGACCAGCTTCACATTCCGGGAAACCCTGGCCGCACACCTGCTGCTGTGGGGCAACGCCTACGCCTGGATGGTGCGCAACCAGGCGGGCGACGTGACGGAGCTGCTGCCCGTGCACCCGCAGTGCGTGCTGTTGTTCAAGGACAGCGGCGGTGATCTGGTCTATGAGATCCGCATCGGCACCGAGGTCAGGCGCCTCAGCCAGTGGGACATGCTGCACATCCCGGGCCTGTCATTTGACGGCATCCAGGGCATGTCTCCCATTAAGTACGCTGCGCAGTCCATTGGCCTAGCCATTGCGGCTGAGAACTACGGCGGCACCTTCTTCGGCAACGGCAGCATGCCCAGCGGCACCATCAGCGTGCCGGGCCGCCTGAACCCTGAGCAGGTGAACACGCTGCGAAACAGCTGGTATGCCGCGTATGGTGGCCTGAGCAACGCCAACCGCACGGCGGTGCTGTTTGACGGCGCCAAGTTTGACCCCATCAGCATCCCGCCTGATACAGCCCAGTTTGTGGAAACGCGCAAGTTCCAGGTGGCTGACATCGCCCGCTGGTATCGCGTGCCGCCGCACATGATCGGTGACCTGGACAAGGCCACCTTCAGCAACATCGAGCACCAGGCGCTGGAGTTCGTCACCCACACCCTGCGGCCTTGGCTGGTGCGCTTTGAGCAGGAAATCTGCCGCAAGCTGTTCCCCAGCAGCACCAGCGGCCAGCCCAGCGACCTGTACGCCGAATTCAATGTGGACGGCTTGCTGCGCGGCGACATCAAGAGCCGGTATGAGGCCTATGCCATCGGCCGCCAGTGGGGCTGGCTGAGCGCCAATGACATCCGCGCGCGAGAAAACATGGAGCCCATCGCCAACGGCGAAGCCTACCTCGCGCCTCTCAACATGGTGCCAGCCGGCAAGGCCGGTGCCACGGAGCCCAAGCCATGAGCAAAGACATCGAGCGGCGCATTCTCTGCAAAGAGGTCCGCGTTGACAGCACGGGCGACAAGCCAGTGATCCGCGGCTATGCAGCCGTGTTCAACCAGCTGAGTGAAGACCTTGGCGGCTTCCGTGAGCAGCTGGCCACTGGCGCCTTCACCGACGCGCTGGCCGGCAGCGACGTGCGGGCCCTGATCAACCACGACCCCAACCTGGTGCTGGGCCGCAACAAGGCCGGCACGTTGGCCATGCGGGAAGACGCTTCGGGTCTGTACGCGGAAATCATGCCGCCCGACACCCAGGCCGCCCGCGACCTGGTGGCGTTGATGGAGCGTGGCGACGTTAGCCAGATGTCCTTCGCGTTCACGGTGGCCAAGGAAGACCAGACCTGGACGCGCGAGGGCACAGGCCCATGGCTGCGCACCATCAAGCGCGTGAGCCAGTTGTATGACGTGAGCGTGGTGACTTACCCCGCCTATTCGCAGACGTCTGCCGCCGTGCGCGCCCTGCAAGAACAGACCCAAGCCGAGCAGGCCATGGCTGATGCGCAAGCCGCTGAGGCGCTGCAGTGCGATGCGCGCCGCCGCGACATTGATCTGCTGGAGGCCCGCGCTTAAACCCGCATCTTCAACCCCTTACCAAGGCCGCACCGGGCAACCGGCGCGGCCTTTTTCATTGGCCGCCCCGGGACATCAGTCCGGCCACCCGGGCGGTTGTGGCGCAAGCCCCGATTGCCCTGGTCGGCATCCACGTCTGAAAAGGAAACCGAAATGTCCAAGCTCCTGAACGAACTGCGCCAGCAGTACAACGTGACCGTCAAGGTCATGCGCGACCTGCACAACCAGGCCGAAACCGAAAAGCGCGGCCTCACCGCCGATGAGCAGGCCAAGTACAACGAAGCCCGCAGCGGCCTTGACGCCATTCGCCAGCGCATCGAGCGCGAGGAAGAAATCGCCGGCGAGGAACTGCGCAGTGCCCGCCCTGTGAACGACCCCAACGAAGGCAGCGCCAACGACCCCGACGCCCGCGCCATTGCCAACCGCGGCGCACGCGGCGGCAACGGCAAGGACAAGTACGACGTGGCCTTCCGCCAGTACCTGG